CTTCAACAGCAAGTTCGCACTCGTCGGAGTCTTGGCAATGTACGCAGCCATTGGTTGGCTGATCGCATTGGAGGTGACCAAGTGAAGCTGAACCGTACGACGCAGCCTGTCGTCTACAGGCGAGTCGCAATCAAGACGAACATTCTGGCTGAGGAGGCACGCCGCGCCCAACTCTTGCAGGACATTGGCATCCTGCTCTTTGCGCTCGGCTTCATCGTCTTCCTGTTTGGGATTCTTGGCTAATGCCTGTCTACGAATACCGCTGCGGTGAGTGTGGTGCGCGTGAGGAACACACGCACTCGATCAACAACACCTACACGCCGCGCTGTGAGAAGTGCGGCCGCTGGATGCAGTTGCTCTACACGCCAGCCGCAGCGGTGTTCATTGGAGAGGGCTGGGCGAAGAAAGACCGGCAGAAGAAGGAGGGCAAGTGATCAAGTGGGAATGCAGCCTTTGCTGGAAAAAGGTGGAGACAGAGGTCAAGCCACCGCTGATCCAGCGCCTGTGCAAGCCGTGCAAGGTTCGGCACTACAAGACCCTGGTGGAGATCTACAAGTATCAAGGCGGCTTCAGGCTTGATGAAGCCAAGCTGCTGCTAGAGAACGCGAAGAAGGAGGCAAAGTGAGTAAGCGATTTGAGTTCGTGCGAGGCGCACCTCAGCGCAGCCCTGAGTGGTTTGCACTCAGGAAGCAGGGGATCACGGCGACCGACGTATCGGTGATCGCCGGTCTGTCCCCCTACAAAAGCCCCTTCAGGCTGTGGGCGGAGAAGACAGGGCGCGTAGAGGATCAGCCAGTCGGTGAGGCTGCTCACCGGGGCATCCTGCTAGAAGACACGGTTGGGCGCTACTACGAAGGCGAGCGTGGCGTCAAGCTGCGAAAGTCCAACGGTGTGGTGAGACTGAAGAACGCTCCGTGGGCCATGGCATCGCTTGACCGCACCATTGTCGGGGAGCCAGACGGCATCGTAGAACTAAAAACCTCGGCGAGTCGGGCATGGGACATCCAGCCGATTCCAGGCTTCGTTCTCGCCCAGGTTCACTGGCAGCTCCTGATTACAGGGGCGAAATGGTGTGACGTCGTTGTGCTGTTGGGCGGTCTGATCTTCAGAATCGAGCGCGTGATGTCCGACCAGGCGTATCAGTCCGAACTCTTTGCCAAGGCAGAGGCGTTCCGCGAACTGATTGCCAGAGACACGCCACCGCCAATGACCGGGCAAGACTCGCCGACCTTTGAGGAGTTGACTCCCCAGAGGAACTCGGTGCTTGGCACGGCCTCACGCGAGCTGAACCGGATCGCCAAACGATACGCAGACGCTCAGTACGAAATCAAGCTGCTAGACGAGGAGATCGCCACCTACGCCATTGCGATCAAGGAGGAGATCGCAGAGCGTGAGGGGATCATCGGCGACGGATGGGTCGCAACATGGAAGCAGAACAAGCCAACCCGAAAGACGGATTGGAAGTTGCTGGTAGCAGAGGAGGGGATCACGGAGGACACGGTCAATGCGTACACCCAAGAGAATCTTGGGGCGCGAGTATTCAGGCTGAAGCTGAAGGAGGATGGAGAATGAGCAGGGACCTTATCGAGCTGTTGAACGCACCGTTCGCACCGGAGGACTTGAAGACGCGCCCTGGGCGCGCCGGCATGCAGTTCACCTATGTAGACAGTCGCGCTGTGGCAGCGAGGCTTGACAGCGTGTTCGGCCCTCTGGGCTGGGAGTTTCAGATCAAGGTGGCGGACTCGGCGCGTTGCGTCATCCTCGGCACCCTGACCGTCACGGTTGGTCCGTTGGCTGCCGTCAAGGAAGACGTCGGATACCCCAATGGCCCAGATGATCAGGAGCCGCTCAAGAGCGCCACCTCAGACGCCCTGAAACGCTGCGCGGCGCAGCTCGGGGTGGCTCGGAGCCTCTACGGTGCAGGGGGCGGTCAATCGGCTGTCTCCGTGGCTCCTAGACCGAAGCCAGAGGGTGCTGTGTTCACACCTGACGCCGCACTGAAGGCGGCAATGATCTTCTCGGGCGGCGAGTGTCCCGAACACCGCACGCCCTGGACGCTGAAGCCAGCGGGCGTGTCAAAGGCTGGCAAGGAATACAGCGCGTTTTGGACCTGTAGCGGGAAGACGAACGGTGAGTTCTGCCGCCACAAGCCGAGCGTGGATTGGCTCGCCGCACAGGACGGCAAGGCAGTGCAAGAGCAGAGCCTTGAAGAGCTGCCGTTCTAGACATCTCTGGGGGGCGGTAGCTGGTTCTGCCGCTCCCCAACTAGCAGGAGGAGGGACAGATGAGCCTATGGGTCAAATGGGACGTCAACGCGCACAAGGACCCCAAGATCGCGGGTCTGACCGACATGCAGTTCAGAGCCTTTGTCACGATCATCGCTGAGGTCAAGACGCTACGGTCAGCCGGGGTGTTCAAGAGCCGACTGCACGTCAAGCAGGTGATTGGCTCTCGCCTTGGGAGGGCTGTGGATAACCTTGTGGACATCGGGCTGCTGACAGAAAGTGGAGACGGTGTCGTGGCAGTGTCAAACTACTCTCGCTATCAAGTCGACCCAACGTCGGCCTCGCGTCAGCAAAAGTGGCGAGATCAAAACAGGGGGGAGATAACGGTACCAGAGCAGAGCAGAGCAGAACAGAACAGAAACCCCTATATCCCCTTTGACAAAAAGCGAAAAGGACACCCTCAACAGATCATGGACATACTGAACAAGAAGAAGCCATGACGAATCCTTTGACCAAGAAGGAATACGACAGACTCAGAGGCTTATACAGCCGAGCGATGGAGACACCGAGCGAGCGTCTCAACCGGCTCATCGGGTATCAGTGCAGGAACCACAACCTCACGAGGGACCAGTGGTTGCAGCTCTGGGACACCCAGGCGGGTCGGTGCAAGGCATGCAAGCTGCCCCTAGATATCACGGCGCCTCGATCAGTTCAGGTTGACCACGATGGCGCCTGTTGCCCCAACCCGACCACGGTCGCAGGGCGTGCGGGCCGTCGCCATGTGAGCTGCGGCAAGTGCGTGCGGGGGCTGCTCTGCCCCACCTGCAATCGTGCGGTGGGCATGCTAGAGCGACACCCGGACAGGATCACGCAGTGGATGGACTACATCCGATCCACCAAGAGGCTGGCGTCATGAGGGTCGTGCATCTGAAGCCGCAGTACCTCGTCGGACTTGGCGCCATTGCGGGGCGCAGGAAGTTCACTGGCGACCAGCTTCGTGGACGGCACCAAGATCGAGGGGACGAAGTCAACCTCTCCAACGACATCTCTGGGCTGCTCGGGGAGTGGGCGCTGATCACCGGCTTAGAGCAGGTGCCGGGCGTAGAGCGGCCAGAGCATGACTTCTGGGATTGCGGCAAGCCGATCAAGGGTGCCGATGCACGGTTCCGTGGGGTCGGCTATGACGCCAAGAGCTTGATCATGGCGGAGAACCACCGCTACTTCCTGCTGGACAAGCCAGCCGTGGAGAACCCCGCAGCCAAGAGCATTGACTGCTTCGTGCCGGTCTTGGTCAGGGAGGACTCAGGGGCGGTGATCGTCGGCAAGCGCATCTCGCCAGAGCAGGCGCAAACGTGGAGCGACCGTCAAATGCGAACCGACGCCCCGCTCTGCAAGGCCCGCCCCCTTGACCAGTTCGCCGAGGAGTGCTTTGGCGTGACGGTCGGAGAGCTGCACAAGACCTTTGACGCAGACCAACTGCTCTGGGGGCAGATGCGGGACGCAACGGTCACCTGGGGGCGCGCCCTCCGCCCTGAGGAGATCAGCCGGGTGACGGAAACTTCACACAACCTACATGACGGTCTTATGGCGTTATACGATTGGTTGGGTATGCGAAAGGAGAAAGGCTTATGAGTGCGTTTCAAGACCTTGAGACCATGGCGAATATGGTTGGTTTCAAGTTTGCAAGCGTCTCTGTTGACACGGAGACCAAACAGGTCACGCTTCAGTGCGAAGACTATGACGGCGGCACGATCACCGTTGACAGTCAGAGCATTGACTCCGCGATGGAGAAGATGATTGACAGGCTGCACCATCTCGCAGGAAACCAAGGAGGCGAGTAGCGATGGCGGCAGTAAAGGCGCAACGTGGTGGACCACGCAAAGAGCCGGTGTTCAAGCCGAGCCTCTGCTCATCATGCGGCGGCGCACTGGATACGCTGAAGCAGGCGTGGCGCGTCAAGAGCATCTACTTCGTCGGCTCCAAGCGGCACAGCAGCTACGGCTGGCACCACAGGACCTGCGTGAAGTGACCCTACTGATCGGTGACTGCATTGAGCAGATGAGGACGTTGGAGGCAGACAGCGTTGATGCCATTGTGACCGACCCGCCATACGGCCTTGAGTTTATGGGCAAGGAGTGGGACGGCTTTGGCACGCCGCTCGGCTTCCAGACTTGGAGCGAGCAGTGGGCGCGTGAGGCGCTGCGCGTGCTGAAGCCAGGTGGACACCTGCTCGCCTTCGGCGGCACGCGGATGTATCACCGACTTGCCGCTGGGATTGAGGACGCTGGCTTTGAGATTAGGGACACGCTGATGTGGCTCTACGGCTCAGGCTTCCCCAAGAGCCTTGATGTGAGCAAGGCGATTGACAAGGCTGCCGGAGCTAAAAGAGAAGTGATAGGTCAAGGAATTAG